ACCTGACCACCGCCATCGAGAAGCTGACCGACGAGATGGCCAGCTCCGGCGGCGCACGTTCCACCGAGTACTACCGGAGCGCCTACGAGAAACAGCAGCAGAAAATCGAGAACGACCGCCAGATGCTGGAGGCGAAGATGGGGTATCACAGCTCGCACCACTCGAATGACTACTATATCAACGACGCCTTCAGCCGGAGCGACTGGCAGCGCGCTTCGGCATACGTGGGAAAGACGCTCCGCTCGGCCTCCGACCTGTGGGGCCTCTCCCCGGAGGACCTTGCGAAGCTGCAGGAGCTTCCGGACATCTGGGAGAAGATCCACAGCGGTAAGTACGACCAGTCGGAATGGCTGGACGAGTACATCTCCGACGCGGGCACGTTGCTGGAGCTGCAGCAGCAGTGGCAGGACGCGATCACGGACACGTCGTTCGAGAGTATCAAGAGCGGTATGAAGGATCTGCTGAAGGATTTCGAGACGGACTCCGAGGACGTGGTCGCGAGCGTGGACTCTTTTCTGGAGAACGCCATCCTGAAATCAGTGGTGGACGGTACGTACTCCGACGAGCTGGAGAAGTGGCAGGCGACGTTTGCGGAGTTCATGAGCGACGGGCTCCTTTCGGAGGAGGAAGCCTCGGAACTGCGGCGGAAGTACACGGACATCTTCAGCGCGGCGCAGGCCGAGAAGGACTCGATGTTCGCCGCCGCCGGCATCACGGAATCCTCCTCCACGACGCAGAGCGGGAAGTCCGGGAGCTTCACGGCGATGTCGCAGGACCAGGGCACGAAGCTGGAGGGTATGTTCACCTCGGGGCTGAACCACTGGGTAAGCATCGACGAACATACCGAGGACGTGGCGGGCCGCATGGCCTCTGCCGAGGGACATCTGGCGAAGATCGCGGAGAACACCGGCAAAAGCGCCGGTTCCCTTAGTGAGATCAAGGAGGATATCAAACGGATCATACGTGACGGGTTAAGAATGAAATCATCATGAGCATGGAATCAATCATGGGCGGGCTGTTCCTGGTGAACGGCACCGACATCTGGACGGAGTACGGCGTATTCCTGACGGAGGAGAAGAGCGGGGGGCGCGACAACCTGAAGGCGCTCCTGTGCCCGAGCGGCACGAAGGAACATACGGCTGTGGACATCCGCGAGGAGGACGGGGAAAAATACTCCGATACCCTCACGGTGGCCAACGCGGCGCGCGACATCACGCTGACCTTCGCGCTGTACGCCGCCACCAGGCAGGAGTGGCTGAAGAAGTACATGTCCTTCATCTCCTTTTTGAAAACCGGCGAGAAGGGGTGGCTCTCGCTGTATTTGCCGCAGCTTGACCTGACGCTGCGGGTGTTCTACCTGGAGTGTCCCGGCTTCACCCCGCTGACCTACCTTTGGGAGGAAGGCGTGCAGGCCGGGCGCTTCAAGGTGAAGTTCCACGAGCCGAAACCGGTCATTTAACAACCATTCAAACGACGTTCAAACATGCTTTTAACGGTATATAACAGCAACAGGCAGGCGAAGGCGGTCCTCTCGCCGGATGACAGCTCGACGCAGGTGAAGGCGCTCCAGGGTGACAATGTCCTGACGCTCTCCTTCACCCTGTACGAACACGTGGCGCTTGAGGTGAACGACTACGTGGACTTCTGCGGCGAGCGCTATTGGCTTCTGGAGTGCTACCTTCCGGAGGAGGTGAGCACGCAGGAGTGGAAATACGACGTGAAGTTCTACGGCATCGAGAGCCTGATCAAGCGGTTCCTGGTACTGAACGTGGTGGACGGGGATCCGGAGCCGGTGTTCACGCTGACGGCCCCGCCGCGTGAGCACGTGGCGCTGGTCGTGAAGTCGGTCAACGACGGGCTGGGCGGCATTACCGACTGGAAGGTGGGCACAGTGGAGGGTACGGATAACATCGTGATCGACTACGAGGGGAAGTACTGCCACGAGGCGCTGAAGGAGATCGCCGAGGCCGTGGGCGGACAGGCGGAATGGTGGATCGAGGGCCAGACGGTGAACGTGTGCCGTTGCGAGGACGGGGTGGAGCTCCCTCTGGCCTACGGGCGCGGGCTGACGGGCCTCTCGCGTGACAAGGCCGACGGCGCGAAGTTCTACACGCGGCTGTTCCCTATCGGCAGCTCCCGGAACATCGACCCGGAAAGATACGGCCATAGCCGCCTCCAGCTTCCGGGCGGCGCGAAATACGTGGACGTGAATGTGGAGAAGTACGGCATCCATCACCACTACGAGGCCAACGCCTTCGCGGATATCTATCCCCGTCGCGTGGGTACCGTGACTTCGGTGCGCAGCGAGGAGGTGACGGGCGAGGACGGTGAGCCCTTCACGATCTGGTATTTCCGGGATGACACGCTGACGTTCGACCCCAACGATTACGAGCTTGGCGGCAAGGTGAAACGCGTCTCCTTCCAGGAAGGCTGCGAGCTGGCCGGTCTTGGCGAGGAGGAGGACGGCACCTATTATTTCGAGGTGAACTTCAACAGCAACATGCGCGAGTTCGAGATCATCACCATCTGGCCGTACTCCGACGACACGCAGCTTCCTGGCGGGAGCCTTGTACCGAAGGCCGGTGACCGTTATATCCTCTGGAATATCCGCATGCCCGACGAGTATTACGGCCTGGCGGAGGAGGAATACCTGACGGCCGTGAACCGTTACAACGCGGAGAACGCCGTGGATGTCTCGGTGTACAAGGGCCCGACGGACCACGTGTGGGTGGAGGAAAGCGGTGCGGACCTGTATGTGGGCCGCCGCGTTCGGCTGGAAAGTAAGGAGTATTTTCCGGAAACGGGCTTCCGCAGCAGCCGCGTGACGAAGGTGACGCGCAAGGTGACGCTCCCCTCGCAGATGGACCTCGAGATCTCCGACGCTCTCTCCACGGGGGTGATGGAGAGCCTGACGAACCGCATCGACGAGGTACGGAATTATACGAAGACCGCCGTGTCCGGTGCGAACCTTCCGGACATCATCCGCAGCTGGGACAATACGCTACCTACTGACAACAATCTTTTCTCGGCCCGTCGGAGCCAAAACGAGTTCATCAGCAAGAAGAAGGCTGACCGCGCGAAAAAGAGGATCACTTTCGAGGAGGGTATCGGTATCGGGCTGGAGGAGAACGCCGGTATTGACGGCAAGGGCAACGCCGAACTGCTGACCCTTGTCGTGCGTGAGTTCCTGCGCAGCCCGAATTTCGTGGACGGCCTTTTCGGCGAGGGCTGGCGGTTGTGGATGGAGAATGCCCTTTCACACCTTACCATCGACAAACTGACGGTGCGCCAGGTCATGGTGGTATTGGAGATGCTCATCGAGAAAGTCCGCAGTGTCGGCGGCCAGCTCTGCGTCAGCGCCGCCAACGGGAAGATAAAGGCGGTCGAGGAGCAGGACGGACTTTATAAGATCACGTTCGAGCAGGATAACACGTTTGTGGCCCATGACCTGATGCGCTGTGCGACATTCACCGGCGGGAACTTGAAAGGCTACTGGGTGGAGGTCGCCGGCGTGGAGGGTGACTCCATCCTCGTGGGTGCGGACGAGTTCGGAACTTCCCTTCCTGCCCCCGGTGACGAGTGCGTGCTGATGGGTAATACGGAAAACCCGTTGCGCCAGAACCTGATCCTTATATCCGCCACCGAGGACGGGCAGCCCCGCATGGACGTGATGGACGGCGTGAAGGCGAAAAACTTCACCGGCTGCCTTCGTGCCCGCCTGGGTAACCTGGACGGCATCAGCGACGACTGGTTCCCCGCCGACAACCAGCCTCACGGCAACGGCCTTTACAGCGACAACGCCTACCTGCGCGGGACATTCCTTTTGGTGACAGGCGAGGATATCAAGACAAAATTCGAGATCGTCGAGGGACGTATCACCAGTGTGGTGACCGCCCTGCGTCAGGACTTCGCCACCGATCGCGGGTACCTGAATAACCCCGCCTTTGATGACGGCCTTATTAAATGGAACACGGAAAACGAGACGGTGTTCTTCCTTGTGGGTAACCGCTGGGTCTGGGCGAACGGCAACGTGCTGACGAAGAAGGGTGACGGCGCGAGCGTGACCGAGGATGACGGGCGTAAGGTCGTGCGTATCCGGGGTAAGTACATCCTCCAGAAACGTGAGAACCTGAAAAGCATCCCCTCCATGCCTGAAAACGGCAGCGGGGAGAAGGAAGCCGTCCCGGTGTACCTGACCTTCTTTTA